AGTCTTACTCTATTAGCGATGTAACGGCTGGAACCTCGTCTTACTTAGACGATGCGATTAACCTGGTTTAGTTATGATTGAGTATGAACGGCACAGGACTGACGACACAAATTTAACCTTGGTTCAGGACCGAATCGAGGAAGTAGTTTTGTCATTACAGTCAAGCGGGATAATCGATGGTCGTTTAATTTCTGCTATAGAATTTGCAGCCGGTGCAACGAAAAACGTTTACCACGGCCTTGGAAGAAAGTACCAGGGTTACATTACGGTTTCTGTTAACGCAAAAGCTGTTATTGAGGTCGTTGATTCGGAAAACATTAACCCAACGCAGTATATTGCCCTTAAAAGTCACGGAGTCGCATGCACGGCTTCGCTGTGGGTGTTTTAACGATGCTAGAAAAAAAGACACTATCGTTTGCTTTGCTTAAGGGCATGGATGAAAAATCGTCAGATTCATCACGCGAGCCGGATGCCTTAAAAAAAGCGCTAAACGTCGAGTTTACTAAAAAAGGCCAAGTGTCTAAGCGCGGCGGATTTGTATTAACTGACAGCCGGACAGACAAAGAAGCTTATGGCGAAACTGGCGATATTAGCACAGGAAAAGCAATTGCCAAGTTTCAAGATGAGACTCTTATTATTGCCGATTCTAACTTGTATTCAAAAATTGGCGGGTCAGGCCTTTACAATAAAGGCACGTACATCCCATGTACTGCGCAAAACGACTTTAAGCGCAGACAAATAGACAGACGGCAAGGAAACGCCCAGATAGCGGAAAACAATGGTATCCGCGTTTATGTTTGGGAAGAATATAAATTTGCTAATCGATACGAGTACGGGACCGAATACGAGATTTATGCCGATGTCGAACACATTGAAACAGGGGCCATGCTTGTAAATCGCCACCTAGTAGCAAGTAATGCTATTGCTATTGATACAGATGCAAGCACCGACACCGACTGTCTTTATCAGTTTGGCCAACCACAATGTGCCAAACTTGGAGACAGAATATACATTGTATTTAAATGGGTAGACGGCTCTAGCGATAACACGCTTTACTATACTTCTGTTAACTGCGCGAGCCCTGAAAACGCTGTTTCAATAGGTTCTAAAAATGTTTTAAATGATAACGGTGGAACAAAAATAGAACTTGCAGCAAGTTTCCCTGTGTTTGAAATGGACCACTGCACAGGAACAACGCACAGCGAAGCTATTGCCTTGGCGTTTCACTCTGCCAGCACAGAGCTTATATTAACCTATTTGGTCAGAAGTGGTGCAACACTTGTAGGCTCATCTACGTCACCAAGAACAATTTCGACAGGCCTACCTGATCCTGAGTTTAATATTTTTGACGCACGGTCAGGGATAAATAAATATCCGCCTACGGGATTAATGATAAAAGCCCTTAATGATGGCGATAGTGGGGCCTCATACACGATTATAGTCGGTTATACGATTGATGACTCGGGCACCAAAAAGGTTCAGCTGGTATCGGTAAAAGACGATTTGTCTGCTCAAAATGCTTACACGGCAGACACCACAGCCCCAAGCGGCAGGACCGGAAATCTTTGGCTTTTAAATGGTACAGCGGCATCGGTTACCGGCTCTGCAACAGGTGCCGCCGACGTGTTTTGTACGCTATGGTTTCAAGATGCTAGTACATACGCATCAAACCTTACGGGCGTTATTGACAACACTTTAGGCCAAGGTGTCCCGCCTACCCCTGCAACGACAACGACACAGCAAGCGTCAATAATGCCGCAGCACTTTGTCAGGTCTTATGCTGTAAGCAGGAATGACGGTTCTTTTGCCATATCAACGGTTAAAACAATTGCGTTTAATGCGACCGTTACCTCCGATTTTTTTCGGTACAATGCAGAGAACTATTGCGTTATTTCTCAAGTAAACGACAACGCTCTCTATGCCGATATGTCGGGCTCCACTACGCTTCAAAGAGGGCTAAACAACAATTCTGTTTTAGTTAACGCTGACGGTGAGCTTATTGGCGCACTAAGAACAGGCGAATGCTGCGCTTGTTTTGGTTCTGAGTGGATAACAATTTGCCCACCTAACGGAAGAGATACAGAAAACCCTGGCGCACTTACGCCCGGAAGAGAAACGCGGCGACTTTGGCACGGCGTGCAGCGCGTAACCGCAAGGGATACATCCACGCGCTTCGTGTTCGGCGGCTCTCGTTTTGCTGGGTATGAATTTTATGCAGCAGGTCAGTATTCTACAAGCGACTACCCTGATAACAGCTTTGGTATTTCCTTGTTTACCGTAGACTTTGCCCCTGCTCGAACACTGGCAAGTGTCGATGTCGAAAAGACTTGGCTGGGAACTGGCGGCTTTTTACATGGCTACGACGGCAGTCAGATATTTGAAAATAACTTTGTTGTTTATCCAGCAATACGCAAACTAACGCAAAGGTCATACTCAAACACATCTTATTCAAGCGGCGTAGTGGGCGGTTATCCTAATTCTAAAACGATACAATACTGCGCCATCTACTCATGGACCGATGCAAAAGGTAATCTGCAACAGTCCCACCCTTCTGAAGTTGTCGACGTTACAACTGAGGCGGGCCTTGTTGCTGGCACTACACTAACAACGGCAGGCACGTCCGGTTACGCCGCTAATCAGGTTTATGCAACAACAGTAAATACGGGGGCAGGGACCGGCGCAAAAATCTTGGTTAAGACAGTAAGCAGCGGCTCAATTGCAACTTACTCGGTAATAGAGCAAGGCACTGGTTACGCTACCTCTCAAGTATTAACGGTAACAGGTGGTTCGGGCGACGCCGAGATTACCATTAATACCATTACGGCTCAGAGCAAAATAGAGGTTGATATTTATGTACCGAGCTTTACTCGAAAAACAGATATTTCGATAGAAGTTTATCGAAACGATGCTGATGGCGGTTCCGTTTTTTACCTAGCAGGGCAAGTGCCGGTGCCGTCTGCTTTGACAAAAAGCTATGTGACTTTTATTGACGCGCCAGCCGACTACGCAAAAATTACAAAAAACCCAATTGAGATATATACTACTCCCGGTGTTCCCCCGAACAACTTTATAGGCTCTTGCACTGACTTGGTGCGGCATCAAAATAAAATTTATGCAGCCGGGATAGATGACACGGTTTATATGTCTAACGGTATTCAAGAAGGTACTGATGTTGGATTTGTCCCAGACTTTCCAAACTATAAGCTAACGCTTCCAGGTGACCCTGGCAAAATTACCGCGATTGAAAGCAACTTAGACCATTTTATTATTTTTACGTCTCAAAATGGGTTTTACGTTACAGGCTCAGGCCCCAGCATTGTAGGGCAAGGTTCGTTTTCTCCGCCCCGATTGTTTGCGAGTGACCAAGGCGCTAAGTCAGGTTCTGCCCATACAGACAGCCCTCTTGGTGTTTTTTATCAGTCTGATCGTGGCATTTATCTTATTGGCCGGGATATGTCTGTGAGTTATATTGGGGCAGCAGTTGAAGACACTGTTGGCGCTAAGACAGCCGTGAATATGTTGAGGCACGATGACGATAACACTGTTCGCATAATGCTACAGGCAGCGGCACCTGGTTCTAGCGGTACAGATGTTTACTGTATATATAATTATTACTTCAAGCAGTGGAGCATTTTTGAAGTTCAGTACCAAAGCAGCGCATACCAGTTAGATGAAATCTATGACGGTACAAGTTTTCAACGACTGACCGCTGACGGCAAGCAGTTTAAGCAATCAACATCTGTCTATCAGGACCACAACACTGCTGGTAGTTCGCTCGTAAATTACAGTATGCAGCTTGATACGGGGCACATTTCGCCCACGGGTTTAATGAAGAAAGACCGAATATATCGCTACATGGTTCTAGGCAGATACTTAGCTGCTCATGGGTTAGAGATAGAAGTGTTTAATGATTATGACACTGCTGACCCAACCCAGACAGACAGTGTGAATCTTACAGGTGCCCCTACGGGCCTGTATCTTTACCGAGCCCATATAAAAAATCAGAAATCCAGAGCAATTCAATTATCGCTTGTTATTTCTGGGTCTACTTCAGGGGCCAACATTGAAGGATTCGCTTTAGAAGTTGGCATGAGGCCAGAAAAGACATCGTTTAAAACTATCTCAAGCAGGACATTATAATGGCAGGTGCATTTTTATCAGACGCTTTACGTCAGCAAGCTATGCAAGAAGTTCGTGGCCAAATGCTACAGGACCAAATTGCGAAACAAGTGTCGCGGCAGATTGTTGGTCAAATCGCTTCGCAGGAAATTGGCCAAAGTATGCAAAGAGAGCGAGGGCTTGGTCAAGCTCTTGGTCAAGCTGCTGAACGTCAATCAAGGCGCGATGTCGGAAGAAGTCGCCTTGAAATGCAGAAAGACCTTGCTGAACGTCAAAAAATGATGGGACTTATTGGCTCTGCCGCCAGCGCTGCGGGGTCACTGGGCGCGTATTTAGCAATGCAAAAGCCGTCTCCCGAAGATGCGCCTATGCCGCGTTTTGATACCCCTGAAACTCAATTGTCTATGGGTGACTTTGGCGGAAGGTTTACAGAGGGGCAGCAAGCGCAGCTTGTTCCAGGTGTTTCTGACCAACTTAACACTTCGGTTCCTCAGCATTTTGATGCGCCTTTAACTGCCCCTGAAACAAATCTGGCATTATCGGAAAGTTTTTCAGCCGAACCAAAGCAATCAGAAAGCTTTAAAGCGCCCGAGCCTGCCCCCAGAGGCTTAGAGCAGCGCTTTGTTCAGGGCTCTTCTGCCCCAATTGTCCCTAAGACTGACGCTTTAGTTGACCCTTCAATGGACCCTGACCCTGCGCATCCACTGGAAAGTTCCCCAAGGATGTTTTTAAAGCACCCCGTTCCAATGGGCCGAGACTATAACATGGATTCGGATATGCGCTTGATCGAAGAGCTTCGGCGGAAAGGAATGCTGTAATGGTTGAAAATGACGAATCAAGTTTTTTAGATCCGCTAGACGACTCAATAACAGATGAAGACAGAGAAAGTGCTGAAGAAAAAGCTGATGAGCTTACAGACAAAGATTTTCAGTACGTGCGAGGGGTGTACGATAGGAATCCGGGCGAGGCTGAAGACCGTGCTCGCGAGCGTTATCGAGCTGCTGCTTACCAACGAACTCTTGCGGCAAGAGAAAACGCAAGAAAGAGAAGAGATTACGGTCTTGAAAATGATTTAATGTATGAATACGCCGGTAAACTTTCAGACATAGCAGAAGGCAAAAGGAAAACAACCGGGCAGATTTCAGCAGAAAGGGAGCTTGCTCTTTTAGCCAGCGCTCAACGCGGATTGGGCAGGACTCGCGGAAGAGGTAGCTTTGATGCTGCGGAAGCTTTGCGGTTGGGCGGCCTTGCTGCTCAGGGTGTAGAGTCAGAGGGCGGCGCTTTGATTGCTTCAGCGGCGCGGCAAGCACAAGATGCCGCAAGCGCGCAACTTGAACAGCTTTTAATTGCGGGTCAAGAACGCGCAGCAGACAAAGCTATGAATATGGAAATGCTTAAAATGCAGCAAGAACAAGCAAGTAGCTCTCTTTGGTCTAACGTTCTTAGCGGTGTTCTTGGTGCGGTCGGAACAGT